CCTACATTAAAATCACTTCCTTCATCAACTGCGATAGTAGTATTACCTACTGCGTTTGCTGTTGAAGTTGAAGCAACTAATGAAGTTGATATTTGTTCATAAGCTGTTGCACTTGGACAAGTTGATACTAGTAAACTATTTCCATGTGTTCCAGCAGTTCTAGCAGCAAATGTACCTACTACACCTTGACCGGTAGAGTAATTGTTTGTATAATCATCAGTATTTTTAATCAATACGCTTGAGCCTGAAGCTGTCGCATTTGTTACTGAAGTATTTTGGGCTCGTACAACCCTCAAAGCATTACTATATTGTAAGAAGTTAGCCGCTGTGAAAAAATACTCAAATGTACTTGAGTCAGGTTTCCCAAACGTATCTACTAATTCTTGTTCACTAGAGATTGAAACAATCTCATCAATTGGACCTTTAGCAAACTGACCCGCAAAAGCACCAATACTTGTTGATACTGCTGGAATTATATTTGTTAAGTCTCTTTCTTGTACGAGAACACCTGGTGATACTTGAAATGCCATTGGTTAATTCTCCTCTTTAAATTTAGTTTTATCAAAATTCATAAGTTTTCTTATGTCCATAGTCAAACTTTTTGTCATTGTAGATATTTATAATAACCTTAATCTACAGTTATTGACCCTTTCTTACGACAGGATACCACTTTGTTCCATATTCATCTATTGTGTCTTCATCTGTGATTTCATCAATCCCGGAAATGCCATTGGTATATTCTCCTCTTTAATTAGCTAATTTATTTTTTAATTCAAAATTCGTAAGTTTTCTTACGTCCATAGTCAAACTTTTTATCATTGTAGATATTTATAATAACCCAGAACCTAAGATTATTGTCCCTTTCTTACAACAGGATACCACTTTGTTCCATATTCATCTATTGTGTCTTCATCGGTGATTTCATCAATCCCATTATCTACAAATCCAAAAGGCGCCATATCTTGTTCCATCAATTTTTGTTGTTCTTCATACATCTGATTTCTAATATTTGAATCTGATAATTCTTTAAAATAAGGTTGATTAGATAACCAGCCAAATATAACTAGACACATAATCAAGTCATCATTACACCCCTCTTCTGCCTGCCATGAGTTACCTCTACGAGAAAAAGTGGACATTTCTTCAATTATGTTAAAGTCATTGATTAATAGTTTATCACCCTCCATAAGCGTCTTAAAATTCGCACAACCAACCTTTTTTATCTGTTTTGTCATTCTTATTCCTAATGACGTACCTCTACCTGAGAACATTGCTCCAAGTATTTGACCCGCCCTACCCTTTTGAGTAGTCATCAATATGTTAGGATATTCTAACTCATAGTGCATCGCCTCTGATATAGATTGACCTAAGTCATTGACTTCAACTAGTACATGTGCTTCATTATACGCCTTACAAGTTTGAGCCACTATGTTTGGAAATACAAATGGTTTGACTTCATTGTTTTTATAAGTCGCCACCACTTCATATAATATTTTACCATCTTTATTTTTAGTTACATCTAATATTATAAACGCAGAGTAATCTTTACCTGTACCTCTAGCTACGTCAACACACGCAACATACAATTTATCTTTATCAGGTTTCTTAAACATTCTCAAGCCACCTTTTGATTGAAGTGGGTCTATGTAAACTGTATTCTTAATTTTTGCTGGAGAGATTAATGTATCTACTGAACCTAAGAACTCACATTCAAACTCTTGTGAAAATTGTTCCTCACTAGTGTTTCTAATTGTCTTTTCTTTCCACGCCTGATCTCTTCCTGGTACTTCTGACCAATGTACTTCAATAGGAATATAATCATTGTTCTTATTAAGAGCATCTGTCCATATCTTGTAAAATTGATTCATACCATGAGGTGTAGATACTATAATTAATTTTGTTTTTGTACCTGAAGAAATTGTAGGATAAACTGAACTAAAGAATTGTTCAGATATATTTGCTGGTACGAAAGCAAACTCATCAAGGAATATAATATTATATGAACCTCCCCGAATAGCACTTGAAGATGTAGCAGCAGCAACTATGGTTGATTTGTTTTCTAATTCAATNTTACCTTTGTTCCAATTGATTACACCTTGTTGCATCCACTTNGGTAANTTTTCATAAGCAAGTTGTAGTCTTCCTAATATATCTCTCGCAGTAGATGATTTGTTTGCTAGTATCGCTATGTTTGAATTAGGATTAAANAAAGCATAATGTAAAAGATAAGAAATAGTTGTAGTTGATTTACCNGACTGTCTAGGTANTTTACAAATTGTAAATCTATTGTTNTGTATTGTTTCAACAATTTTNTTTTGAAAGCCATACATCTTAAAAGGTACAAGACCTTCATCAAGTGATACAATACGAACATAGTTTTCCATAAAGTATAATGGGTCTTTCATACACTTTTGATATTCTAAAATTTCATCTTCAGAATACTCTACTGCTGTATTTACTTTCTTTAGATTTGGATTACCTAGATATGCATCGTTGTTACTCATAGAAATCAAACCAACCTGTAGTTATATATTTTGTTTTTGTATTACTCACTTGACCTCTATGTGTATGTGTCCAATGAGTAGGCCATATTAATGTCAAACCTTTCTTCGCTGGTGTAGTGATATTTTGATACTTAAATTCTGTACCACCATCATCTACATCATTTAGATAAGTCATAAAGACCAAATGTCTTTTTCCAATAACATTATCTTCAAAGTGCCATTTGAAATAACCTTGGCCTGGGTTATATTTTTGTAAGTTAGTATGTTTAGATAAAAAAAAGTTAGCAACTTTATTACTAAAATCATATTTCTTAACATACTCTTTTAAACATTTATCTAAATGTGTTAGATAGTTTTCAAATGGCTTTGGTTTATTATATTTGTCCAAAGTCATTCTAGTATCATCTACCACATCTTTTTTACCCACAATCGTATTAGTTTTAATATGATGATTTTTATTATCTTCAAAATAATCTATTAAGTCATCACATACTTTTTCAGGTATGTACCAACCACCGATCATACTTTCTAATGAAAAACTATGTTCATTCATATACGATAGCCTCTATGTGAGTATAACCTAATTGAACAGCTCTTGTTACCCTTTGACCACCTACTTGAACACTATAAGATTTTTCAGTATAAGGTTTACCACCTACACCCATTCTTGGTGTTTCACTTATCTTATGTTTAAACACCTCAATAGGTTTTTCCATAATATCAATTATTTTATCTACGCCTTGATCTAGTTTAACATTATACTTGTGATAGTGTTGATTGTAAGTTAAATCACTAATCTTTAGTATCTGTTTTTTCGGGTGTGATATTCTTGCCTTCAAAGTTTTCATTTTCTTTTTTACGCTCTACATTTGTCTCAACAGATTTTTTATTTAACATCTTTTGTAATTCAGCTGTTGATCCTACAAACAATGCGTTTTTTATATTGGCATTTGCTGTTTTAGGTAACTCTTTTAAGTCTTTAAGTTTTTTTTGTAAGTCTTGTAGTTTATCTACTGTTTGTCCTACTTGTCCTATTAGTTGACCAGCGACTTCGTAAGCTCTAGGGTGTTGTCCTTCTCTCGCAATATCCAGTATACCTTCAATTGCTTCTTGTCCTCTTTCAATAAGATTATAATAATTTTCTCTACTATATTTGTAGTCGTTATCTACGTCAGCTTTCTTATCATCTTCTTTACGAGGAACTGCTGGTTTAAATTCTTGCTTAACTATTTCTTTGGTAGGCTCAGGTTTATCAATACCTAATATCTCGTTTACCTTTTCTTCTAATTTACTCATACAACTATTTATGAGTCTATTTTTTTACCTTTGAACCAGTCAGGTAAACCTAAATGTGGTCTTTGGTCAAATATATTGTCGTCTGCTCCAGGAGAAAATTGATTATTGTAATGTAAAAAAACTTGAGCACAGTCTTGTCCAATAAATGGCTCACGCCAATGTTCAAGTATCATACCTTTGTAAACTAACATATCACCTGGTTTTAATATTACCTTAGTTCCTTTATTATCTGATTTCGCTGGAAACCCATCTTCAGGCAATCCAACATTTTTCTTGTTCTCTAAATAGATTGGCCATTCATCACCACCTAAATTCATTGTTGTTGAAATCTCACAACTAAATCTATCTTTATGTCTATGTAATACATCACCCATTTTATAGATACGAGCATATGAATAAGTAGGATTTAATCTTAAACCTGTAAGTTTTTCCATTTTAGATTGACACAGTAATAATAATGTTTCCATTGCTATATCAGCATAATGTGAATATGTATTAGGAACTTGTTGATCTTTCCAAGTGCCATTTTCTTCATTATATGGATTGGTATATCTAAATGTATTATAAGTTTGTGCTACTTGTCTTTTTATTAAAAAATAATTGTACACAAAGTTGGCAACTTTAGGATCAATTGCTTCTTTAATAACTAAAAAATGATTTTTCTTAAATTTT